AAGTGAGTCCACATACATAAATTTATTATTGGTTGTATTTCGTCCAAGTTGATATGCATTCCATGGTCCGTTTCCTCCAATTGGAGCTTCACCAAAATTTACTGTTGTTGTTGTTGTTGCTAATAACTCAGCCATTTTTATTTCCAATTAAGCATTTAAAATGCTCCTCTATTTTTTGAAATACTAATTTTTTTTACATTTTTAATTTTTTTAGGTTTAAGTGTCTTATCGTCAAATTTTGGTTTATAATCACTAAAAGAAAATCCTAAATTTTGTTTTCCACTTAAATCTGATAAAACTGTGGGTTCATTTTTTTCTGATGATAAATTCAATATTAATAATTCATTTGTTTCATTTTCATTTGTTATTGAACCATCCATAGGAAATCGTATTTTATTGATACCATTGATTGTTGGATAAGAATTTGGAATAAATTCACCACTAATATCATATCTTTCTAAAACAGGATAATAATAATTTTCACCATATAGTGCACTATAAATATCTTCATTAATTCCAAGCCAATTTTGTTGTGAATCTGTATTTATAAATCCACTATTGCTATCACCATTTGAAATTAAACCCTCTCTATTATATATAGGTTCATCTTGAGGAATAATATTTTTCCAATATCTTTTATTATTTGGTATACCAATAGTATTATCAAAATAATCATGTCCCTCAGTTCCTGCTAATATATTTGGATTATGATCAGCACCTTCCATTGGTCCACCTATAGGATGAATATGATAATATGTACCTTCTGGTACAATTTCTCCAGTTCTTCTATTTACAAATTCGGCTGCCCTTACAACCAATGCTCTTTTGTTTATACCAATATCATTAAATAAATCTGATATGTTTTTTGGTTTATTGTAATATTTAATAGATGTTATATCTGTATTACCAATAGAAGTTCCAAGTTCTTTTCTCAAACCTTTAAATAAATTACCAGTCCATACAAGTTCTCCGTCAATGTTATATCTTTCTCTAGAATATGATTGTAGTAATCCATAATAGTTTGCATATTGTTCAATTTTAGTTATTCCACTAGTACCAATATAATCTGCTTGACCATCTTCATCATAATCTTCGTAATTTTGTAAATCAGCATATACTCTAGCAATAATACAATCTTCATCTCTTGGATTAAATGTTCTAGAAGTATCATAACCTGAATTATCATCATAACTCCAAACTGCACCATCCCAATATGCTAATACAATATCTCTTCTATCCGAGTCAATATTTGAAAATCGAGTTTTATCTATACCAACATATATTAAATAAGCTTCTAAATTATCTGGTGATGGTGCATCATAAGTATTAGGAGGGCCTGTATATGTTGGGGAATCAGTAAACTCATCTCTTAAATTACTAGCAACACCTCTACCCGTATATATAACTGTTTGTGCAAGAGATACAGGATGAGTTATTTTAAATTCATTAGGTTCAAAGAAAATTTCACCTGCATTGTATGTTGGAATCATATTAAGTAAGTTTTGCTCAGAAACCCACATATTTTTTTGGATATTAGATGAAAATGAAGCACCTACAACAATACCATATTTTGTTTCTGGCACTGAATAATCAATACCAAAATCATTCATTTTACTTAATGCAATTTCAGTTTTTAATTTATCACTTGGATTAAAAAATCCAACATCTGTTTTTATTTCAGTAGTAATAAATCCTAATTGTCTTTTTATAGTTTTATAATATGAACTTTGTTCCGAATAACCACCAATAATTGGTGTACTATTTTTATAAGGTATAAATGAAAAACCTTCTGAACCAAAATATGTAAAATCTTCATCTAATCCCTCATTTACATTAATTCTTAATTTTATTTTTTTACTATGTGCAATACCAACTGGTTTTAAATAATCTACTAAAGAAGATTTCATTCTAATTATAGTTGCTGTAACTTCAAATATACCTGATGTTTCATATGTGTGATATAACGCTATATTTTCACCCAATTTAAAAGGTTCACTTGTAAATTCTTTAGGTGTATTATCTCCCCAATCTATATTGTAAATATAAAACTTACCTGTTTTAAAATCATTATACATAGGAAATCTTTTTCTATCTACTACAGGATTGCTAGGATAACTTGGATAAAAATAAAATTGTGCTTCTAATGGGGCAGTTGTATTAACATATTGTTCAAATTGAAGTTCTTTATCCCAATATTTTGTTAGAGCTGCATTTGCATAATTACCATCTTCGAATTTTTTTCTTACATCACATTCAGGTTGAAAATCATAAGATTCTTTTACTTCAATATCATCAATCAACACTCTACCTATAAAATCTGGACCAGCTTGAATAACAAAATATAAGTCTTTAACTTCTTCATTAGATTGATCCCATGTATGTTCAGATGATAAATTAAAAACAAATTCAAATGTTTCCCACTCATCCATAACAGTGTTTTTAAATCTAGCCATACCCCCTTGATATGATTTATCCATTCCATAAAAAGAGTAAGGTGGTTGTTCTGAATCTAAATTTTCAGCATATCTTTCTGAATTATAATAACCAACAGGATTACCAATTCTTGATGATTGGCTTCCTGAGGGACGGTGTATTGTACCATATTCTAAAACTCCATCATCGTCATTTTCATCTATACCTGCATCAGTATATCCAGAAAAATTTGAATATTGTCCTATATTTTCATTCATTCTGTCTTCTATATTTTCACTCATTTCACCATAACTTCTAAAATTTGGAGTTACTGGATTTACATCATCACTCATCGGAATTATAGAAACATCTATAGGAGGTGGTGGTACATATATTTTTCCAGTTTCTGAATGAAATATGTTGGTCTGTGATGTTCTCATTTTAAATTTAACTTTAAGTGAGCTCATTGGATTTAATGTTTTATCTTGAGCGTCATATATTTTTTGAGATTGGTTTAATGTTTGATAATATTGTCCTGGTTGTAATATTGTATTTACAAGTTTATTACGTTCTTCTTCGGTTACTGACGAATCAGATTTAATAAGATTTAAATCAATTCTTGGTATGTAATAATCCATTCCCTCTGTTACATTATTATCATCGGAATCTAAGTCAAAATAATCAAATTCATCTCCATCAGCATTAACAGTCATGTATGTTGTATATACCCTACCCGCCGTTTGATAGTTATGAAGAGCATTTTCCCATTCTTCTATATTTTCTGCAGTCCATTCTTTAAAATTCTGAAAACAAAGACATCTATTGTATGAAGCATTCTCACCGGTAGCAGAAGTTGAAACCCATGCTGCTACTGGTGGTAATAAATTACCATAATTTTTTTTATTTTCCCAATCTTCATAGGACTCTCCATCAGAAGTTAATGTCCAACCCCAATTAGGATTTGTATAATCATACATAGCCAATCTTCCATACCACGCACCATCTAAACGATGTTTAAATTCAAGATAATTTTCAGGCATAACCCAATAAGGAAAATAAAAACCAAATCCAAATTTCCAATCTGCAGATCCTGAATTATTTTCATTTTGGAAGTAGCTTGGCCAAGATGGATCCCAATAATTTTGATTATCATCAGATGGAAGATTCGAATTGTTAATTATATGTTGATTGTAAGTCCGTCTTTGTTTCTTTGTAGCATTGCTTGGGTTTGTAGTATCATATCCATTTGTTTTATCGGATATTTTAAAAGCTTGACCATCTAAATTTAAATATCCCCAATTACCAACAGGTTTTAAGAGATTTGTACCTTGACTTAATGTACCACCGTCACTATACTTATAATCTATAAGTCTACAATCACCATTTTTTATTAAATTAGGTTTTTGAATTTGTTTAAATATATCAGATTGAATTATATTTGGAAAATTATCTTCAAGAATATTATCCTCATCAAAAATAAATAAACCTAAAGGTATTCTACCATCAAAATTTGCAGTCTTTAGTCCCTCTGAAGTTGAGTCTAGAATAGTTGTATTAATATCATGTGCACTATATGGATTAAGTGATGCTGATAAAGTTTGTTCAACATGTATATTTGGTATACCAAAATTAGGTGATTTACTTTCTTTACTATATCCCATTATTTATACCTTATAACCACGAGCTCTTAATAAATCAGTTCGTGATATTATTTCCACTTTACAACGATTTCCAAAAGTTGAATTTGACACAAAACTACCATCAAGTGGATTTATATGATTTAACCAAAAATTTTTATTATTAGCATAGTCATCCCAATAATTAGAAAAATGTGGTGTACCAATTCCACCTTCACTTCTTAACACTGTTTCCGGACCCATCGGTTCTATTACATCGGGATTATAAGAAGCACAAATAAAATACCACTCTTTAAAATCTACAGGTATTCTAGTGTTTGTCATAAGCCCATATGCATGGTCATAAGGACTTCCTGTTGTATCTCCTCCACTATCAGTAAATGCATCATCACTTCCTAATTGAGGTAAACCAGCTCTTCTAGACATAAATGGCATTCCAATATGAGAACCTCTCAATCTGGAATTTTCAGAATCTATTATTTCCTCTTCAGTACCTGGATCTAAATCTACAATTTGTTTTTTATCACTAACAACCAATCTAACAAATCTTTCTACATTACCATCTTTAAAAAATCCTTCGGATGGAGGAACACCTACTCCTGAATAACCACTCCAATCTAAATCACTCGGATTATTATCTGAAAATATATCTTTCCAAGTCATATTAGAATCAGAACTAAAACCTGATAAATATTGACCATCTGTTCTTATGGGCTTTGTGTTCCCATCTATAACATAAGTTTCTAAACTAAAACCGAGTGGATTGATATTTCGAAATGGGTTACCAAAATTAAAAAGAGTTCCTTGACTTACTTGATCAATAAATCTAACCCACATTGTTATTGTAAAACCACCATTTGGTTGTAAAAAAGTTAAATTGTTTGGATTTAAACCTTCAACAAATTCACTATTAGTATTTCTTATAATAATACCCTGATTTAAGTTTCTAAATTTTAAATATCCACTTGATTGATTTTCATATTCTGGTCTAGTATCGGTTTCAACACCAGCGTCTTCAAGAATATCCGTTAAAAAGGGGACAATTCTTTTATAAATACTTTCAATAGTTTTTGTTGAATTTGTACTATTAGCAGTATTTTCTAATCTATGAATAAATGCATCTTCTTCATCAATGTTTCCATCTTGATTATCTTGAGCATAAGAAATACTATTATCCTGACTATATTCATCAGCCCCCGCCCATATGGCTGAACCTGGAATTCTTTCTACAGGTTCTCCAAATTCAGGTGTATTTGTTGGAAGTAAAGCATTTAACTCTTGAAAAAATCTTGTAATTCTAGCTTGTCGTGTATCACCAGTTGGTAATAATTCGTAAATGTTTGTATCTAAAAATTCATTAGCTTTTTCAACATCTACAATTGAACCAGATTGAGTTAATGGAATAAATTGACTTGTATTTGAAAATTCACCATCGTTTACAATCAAATCTGTAATAGATAAACCATCATAGCCGTTACCACCACCTTGTAAATTTATTGAAATACTACCCACTACATTACCTTCTGAAATATTTATTTTAGACAATGTATCAAAATTTACACCATTTGCTATGTCTTGTAAGGTTTCAATTGAATCTCCTATGAGATTTTCAGTTTGAGTTAATAAATCAGCTTCATTAGCCTTTATATCTTTTTGATATAAAACTAATCTATCTTCTAATGTTTTTCCTGTTTGGATAACTCCATTACGAATTGTTTTTTGTGCAGCTGTAACATAATCACTATTAATATATTGACTTTCAATTATTGCATCTGCTATTAAATCTAACAATCTTTCAAGATTAATTGCTTGTTGTTCTTGGGATACACCTGCCATATCTATTTCCTCTTCACTATAAATTCAAAGTCATCATCAAATACTTGTTCTTGTCCATCTGTATATTTTAGTTTTAATTGGAATTTATATACTCTGTCAGGATAAAAACCATCTAACCATTGATTAAAATACATTCCACTAGTATCACAACTCATTGATGTATAAGCACTAAATGGAACTACAAACTCATCTGTTGCGACATCTTTAATAGCATAAAATCCTTTACCTTCAGTTATAAATGAACCAGTTACAGTTTGAACAGAGTTAGTAAAAGATTTTTGAATATATCTTTTTCTAGCACCTACTCTAAACTTAACTCGTTCACCTTCTCTATATTCTTCCCTTAAACCTCTCATATATAAAAAGTTATCAGCCAGCCCACTCATTGTTAATTCATTCAATGAACCAGTGTTTGAACCTGTACAAGGTAAATGATCGTCCCATCTAACTTCAAGTTTTGGTTGATAAATTGTATGTGTGTTTCTTGAAAAGAATTTTAAATGTCCAAATGTTGTTGAATCTGTTTCTTGACTACCACTAAACCCAATTAACATTCCATAGTTATCAATAGAACTATCTAACCACATATTCACCATATCAGTAACTTCAACCTCAACATCAGCTGATTGATTTGAAAAAGTTTGTACTGAGGAACTACCTACAGAAGTTATAGAACCACCAATAGTATCCCATGCTACTTCCGAACCACCAAGTGGATTACTACGATTTTCCCAACTACAACCATTTGTGTTTTTTGGATTGTCACCAAACTTACCTGTACCATCTGTCCAAGATTGTGAGATTGGTTGAAATGACAGAGTATAATCTCCTTGTATTTCTGCATTACCTTCAGCCTCAAAAAGTTTTAAATAATATTTTGGACTTGTAATTGTTCCATCAGCAACTGATTTAGAAAGTTCTGTAAAGTCCGTTCCACTAAATTGAACTAATACCCTTGTTGGATAATCAAATGAACTATTATAAAATTCTTTTTTGACTTCAAGTATTTGGTCTCTTCCAAAGTTTTGGTCTTTGAAAGAAGTCCCATCTATCTTACTACTACCACTTGAAATCCAAGTGTCTTGTGTTGGAAAAATAAAATGATGCATTATCTAACCCTCCCTTGTATGTTTTGATTTGGATTTTTCAATTCGAAAACAGCTGGTGTACCTGTGTTTGGTGGTAATATTATTGTACCATCATCTGAAAGTGCTATACTAAAATCATATTTATAACCATAACCTGATGTACCTTCACCATTACCTACTGATGAATCTTCAAAAGTATCTCCACCTGTTGCATATGAGTAAGTATATGTCGATTCTGTAAGTGAGTTTGCACTTTCATTTGATTCATGATAATCATCTTTTTGAGTAATTGTTACATGTCCAATAGAACGAACACCTTCAACACCCATTAATTCAAATTCTAAATTACTTTTGAAGATTGGTTGATTAAACTGCATTTTTTCAATTCTAAAATAATCTTTAATTTTTTGAATACAATCTAATTTTACTTTTTGTTTATTAGCATATTTTTCAGCTATGACATCAAAAATTACACCAAAGTTTACAATATACCCATCATTAATTGTTGCAGTATCAGTCATCATTATAAAATTATCAAGATAGTTTTTAATATTACCTACTAATGTTGCTGGTAAATTGTCACTACTTGTAAGATAACTAGCATTAGGATTACCAACTAATTGTTTTTTATTATTATAAGCTAAGATAAAAATGTCTATTGGTTTAATTTGTATTAATTCAGGCTCTTGGTAGAAAGGATACAATAGTGCTAAAGCTTCTTGTGCATTTTCAAATCCCACATCGCGTAAATATGTAGCTCCTCCTGGGCTAGGTTCAGGCATCCCACCATCTTCTTCACTTGCTAAATAATAAGTTATTACTGCTTTTAGAGATTCCAGATCTATATCTGGATTGTTAGCTTGATCTAAAATATCATTTAGCCTGTTCTTCATTGGGAGCATTACATTTTTAACAGCTTGTATACGATTAGTAATATCAGTTACAATATTAGGACTTAATCCACTAATATCAGCTTTAGTAACATATACTTTTGCTATGTTTCCGTACTTAGCAGGTATGTTCATTACTCTAGCTTCATAATCTTCTTTAGTCACACATCTGTTTTGTGTTGAGAAAAATGCTTTAGTTTTTTCTCTAATTTCTAAAGTATCTTCTTCATCTTTACCACCACGAGCTGGATTATTGTTTGTAACACTTGTTAAAGTTGCAGTTGTTAATCCACTTTGCGCGGTTATACTTGGTGTTGTTGTTATATCACCACTAGGTACATTTGATTCTATACCGCCACCGACTCTGTAAGTTATTGTTAAAGTTGTTTGGTTTGGTGTTTCACCTAATGTTGAATATTCGTCACCAAGTGTTGGGTCTATAAAATTATTTAAATCATTAGTTTGTCCTGGTATAACAATACCAATCTGCTCTAAATCTATAAAATTTTCATCAACTATTTGTCCATCTTTTAATACACCATTACCAAATACAAGTGAAGTTGTGTTATCTAAATTTGTTTCACGGGTAAATCTTTTTGGTGTTGTGATATAGGTTAAAGAATATGGAACAGCATTACTTGAGTTTAGTCCGCCCAATTCACTTGAATACGCTGAATCTCTATTTATATCATCTGTATAATGAGTAGGGATTACTACTTTATCTTGTGCTAAATAATCAACTTCATACCAATTATTATTATTTGAATCTATACAAGAAATAATATCAATCACATTTGTATCAGGTATAGTAATAGTTCTAAATTTTTCAGGTATACCAATTTGAAATGTAAGTGTTTTTTGAGTTGCACTAACAGCTTTTACAGTTCTTGATAATGTATAACTTTCTGCCAAACCACTATCGGCTGTAGTTCCGATTGTTTCTGTATCAATTGATTCTGATATTCTAAAATCAATATGTTCAAGTGTTGTAAAAATTGTATTCGAATCGGTAGATGAAACTATTTCAATACCTGGATTCCATGTACCAGCATTTGAGTAATCAACTTTAGATGAATCACCACTTGAAGCATTTACTTCAGATGTAAAAGTTAAATCAACATAAGATGGAACAATTGGTTTTACTTTATAACCAAACATTTTAGCCATTGTAATTATGTTTCTTCTTTCTTCAGCTAATGGTAATAACATTTCACGATATTGTTGGTCTATATAAAATGATAATGTATCACCTACATAAGCATTCATTTCTAATAACATCATACCAGGTGATGTTTCATTGAAATCACGATATGTATCTGGAAAATAAGATTTTGCATAATTCATCAATGATTGTTTTAATGCACTAAAATCTTTATTTAAATAATTTACATTTGATTCTTTAAAATTGTCTTTACCATATGTTGGCATAATTTATCTCCAATTAATATTCTCCACCATTCTGTGAATCAATGTCACCTGAAAAGTTTATTGTTACTGAATCCAAAGTATTTGGATCTTGTTTAATGTTAAATACTATTTTTACTCTCATTTCGTTAGCACCAACAACTTGATTACTTTCAATTGTTTCTATTTGTATATCTCTTACCTCAACAAAAGGTAGCCATACTTGTAATTTATCTAAAATAGAATCTTGAATACCAATCTCATTTTCAGATGTAATATGTTCAAATAAAAGTCTCCTTAAATTTAAACCTAAGTTTGGTTGAAATAACCTTTCCCCCTCATTAGTACTTAATAAATTTATTATGTTGTTTTTTACAGCTTCAATGGTTGTTGAAGTTGTTGCAAAAAATCCATCTTTATCATCACCTCTACGAATTGGTAAATCAATACCAACTTTAATATTAGTATCATTATCTTGAGTATAAGGTTTTCTTGATGTATCTTTAATAGCCATTATAATAAGTCCTCAATATCGTCTCTGATTAATTTTACAGTAGTAAAATCTCGTTGTCCTTCTTCATCTTCTACATTGAAAGAATCTTGTGAATCTGGATCTTGTCCTATGTGAACATAACCCGTTGAACGTAAACCACCAAAGTCTTTATTAATATCAATAGCTTTATTCAGAACACCATTTGTCCCATTTTGAATAGTACTTACCACGGGTATCCCACCCAAAGCAGGAGTCATAGGTACAAAAGTACCGAATCCACTGTTAGCAACTACACTTGGTAAAACATCACCTTGTTGTGGTGGAATACTAAAATCTTCAACCGTTACAGGAGCATTTAATTGTGTAATTCTAAATTCACAAGTTGTTAAAAATTTCATAAGTGCTTCTGTTTCCAAATCAACTTGTAATTCTAAAGCTTCAGTTGGAATAGGTTCAGTAGCTCCTGCTAATCTAAGAGCTTCAATTTTTGCATTTACTAAGTCTTGCTTTAAACCCATTATTTACTTCCCATACTTTTGTTGTTGTTTTTCTTCAGTTCTTTTTAAAACTTCTCTGTAATCTTTATTTACAAATTGACTCATTGGGTCACTCGATGGAACTTGTTGTGGTGTACTCTTCATCATATCACCATATTGTCCACCAACCAATTCGTTCATTCTATCAGATGTAAACTCACCACCACCTAATGTTTTCCAATCACCATCAGTAGCTGTTTCATTCAACACATCATTCAATACAGAATTTTTTGAAAAGTTTTTCTTTTCTTGTATTGGTTGTTCTTTTGGTGATTGTGATGATAGTGATGGTTTTTTTAACTCATCAATAACTTCGTGAATCGCCATAGCAACTTCTTCTCTTACGATTTGTCTTATTGTTTTTTTTGTTGTTTTTTTCTTCATGTTAACCTCTCTTATATATTTGGTTCTATAAAATACCTATTACTTAGTATTGTATCAATTTTTTGTTCTATTTGTGAAATTTTAGCATTAACACCACCTGGCGCTCCAGTCTCATCAGCCAATGGAATTGGTGCACCTTGACAAATACCTTGTGATGATTTTAAAACTGCTAAAGTTTCTTTTAATAATTCTAATAAAGTAGTTCCCAAAATCATTGGTTCACTCTCAACCTCAGGATTACCTAAAATTATTCTTTGAGAATTGATAACTAAATCTTCATTAGCTGATATTGTTAAATGTCTACCAGTTCCAATATGAATATCTTTTATCGATGATACATAAATATCATCAAGTTTAGAATTTAAAGTTATTCTATCAGAATTAATTAATGTTTGATTTCCACTATAATCATAAATTAATTGTTGTGTCTCTTGGTTATTGTTTATTTGAGAAACTAATGTTCCCATAAATCTATTCGGTTCTTCTAAAGTGTCTGAAGCTAATGTAAAACCATATGATATATTACCATTTTCTAAATTTACATTACCGAAATGTTGTTGTAATGTTCCATTAGAAGTTATACTTATTAAACTACCATCACTTAAACTTTCAAATGGATTGGTAGGAGTTCTTTCATTTGAAATAAAAACATATGGATTATTACTACGGCTTCCTATTCTAATACTGTTTCCATGTCTTCCTTCAAGTAAAGTATCACCTGTTACTTCGAATACAGAACTTCCATAATCTAATTCTTCTTTTCTAATTTTGTTTAATCTACTGTATAGAACTTCTTTATTAAAATTATTACTTTCACCTCTTTTACCTCTTAGTGAAGTCTTACCAGTATTACTGTCTGTCACATTTACTTCACCTATATAAGATGGGTCATCATTCCAAGTTGGACTATTATTATTTGTATTTAAGGGGCCTAAAAAATAATTTATTTTTCCTATAGTACACAGTAAGACAGGATCTCCTTTAGATGGTACATCTGTTATACCTCTAAGTAATGGATAATATCTAAATTGTTCACCAGATGTATTTTTAGTTTTATAAGCTTTGTCAGTAATATGTGGTACTGCAATTATTGTATTTAAAGTATGTTCACCACCATACCTTAAACTTTCTTTAGAGTGGATA